TCGGTCTCGTCTTTCCAGTAGACCTTGACGGTTCCTGTCTTAGAGAGCAGAGCGTCCTTAATCATCGTGTGCAGGATCGAAATGCCAGGGTTATCCCGCATGAACACCCAGTTACACATCTGAGTGGCTTGCTCTGCGGCGTCTACATCTTCCGGTCCGTGTGGTTCAAAAACTACAGTCTCTTCGGAAGCCGTAAAGACACGCATAAGCGCAGGCATCGCACCGTCCACAGCCTCGGCCACCTCGCGGGTCACAATGCGCGACCGACCCTCGACCTCGTTGCCGTACTCCTCGCCGTTGTAATACTGGATGGCTTTGCGGCGGGATTCTGTGGTCTCGGTTTCCAGATAGCCAATCGCGTTGTCTATCTCATCTTCGAGTATGCCTTTTAGGGTTTCTTCATTCATCTTATACGATCCATTTCACGTTCGGTGTGATTGGCTTGCCCCAGCTTGAGGTTTGGTTCATGCCAACAGCCAAGTATCTAAATGCGTCGGCAGCGTGTGAGCTCCAGTCGTGGAGCGGTTTATCGTAGAACACGTTGCGCTTCTCGTCGTATTCCCGGCGATAGTTACGCAGCGCGTCTAGTCCCTGCTTTACATTTGGGTGGAACCAGCAGTTAGGAAGCATCCTACGGACAGCTTGTATCCCATCGTCTACACCGATTCGCGGGCAGACGGTGATGTTCAATCCCAAATCTTGCAAAGCCTCTTTCCGACTCTTTCCGGTTCCCAGCTCCCTGACCTCTACATCATGCGGCAAAATGTGTTCTGCCTGTGTATAGCCGTTCTTCTTGATCCAGTTTACATACCAGTCGAGGCCGACCCCGTGGTTTTCCACGAAATCAAATAAGCGACGCTCTTGCCCCGCGACTTGGCAGACGAAGATGGCCGTGGAATCACCAACACCCAAGTCCCAGCTCGTATATGTCTTACAGAGATCGTCCCGCGCAAACTCCTTAAATCTTTCGGGCGGGAGAGCGTTAAGTAAAGCGGCGTAATATGAACCTTCGACCGCAGCCGCGAAGGAACATTCAAACTCTTGAGCGTACTTGTCGTCGCCCATTTCTTTCTTGGCAGCGAGCAATTCAGCTTCTGGAAGTATGCTCGTCTGCGAAGCCTTGAATTCCAAGAGTCGCCAGCCGGGTTCTTTTTCAGCACGATCTCGGAAGTCTTTGAAGTGGTTTGCACCCTTTGGCGTTCCTAGAAATAGCGCCCAACCCATGCGATCCGCGAGAGCAGGGCGGACAATCTCGTTCCATATTTTTGAATTTTGATCACCGATCTCGTCAAGAATAACACCGTCAAAATACTGGCCGCGCAAACTGTCAGGATTGTCCGAGCCGTAAAGTTGTATTCGCCGTCCGTAGAAGTCAACCTTTAGCTCCGAGATGTTCGCCGTGGCTTCGAGCGGTCGCGTGAAGTTGCATAGGTAGTCCCAGGCAACCCGCTTGGCCTGTCCGTAAGTCGGTGCAATGTAGGCAAATCTTGGGTCTGGCTTGTCGCATTCGAGGGCTGAGTGGATGAGCTGATTAAGCGCAGCCACCGTTTTACCCATGCGTCGGTGAGCGACAACCACCACAAACCTGTGTTCTGCCACCGCATCGTGAATCTCTCGTTGCTGGCTTCTTGGTTTATATCCGGTCTCAAGGAGAACCTCGGTCATATCCCCGTCACCACCTTAATGGTGAGCGGTCCGTTCTCTGCGCCCGTGACTTCTGTCCGAGCCAGTTTGGGAATGTGGTACTCGATTGCCTTCAGGTAAATATCGCACGCCTTTTCAGGACTCTCCGCTGCGACCTTTCCAAGCCACTCAGCGAACTTTTCTGCGTTGTTCTCAGCCATCTTGGCGATAGCCTCTCTGACAATCGCTGTGGACTTATTGGCGGCTCCCTTAGGGCGTCCTAACCCTGCGTTCGGGGGTAGCCCGTTCGCTCTATTTTCCTCTATTTTACTAATTTCCATGTCCGAATCCTTCCGGTTGTTCGGGATAAGTTGTTGCAATTATACGACAGTTTAAGGGCCAAGCAATCCTTTGCGAATGTAATCTTCTATTGGAATGTCGTTTATCTCTTGAATCTTGTAATCTTCTGGCCGAAACGGAATGAAATTAGAGGTCCGTGGAAATGTTTTTACACCAAATCCTTCAGCTTTTTTTTCTTTTATAAAATCATCTAACTGTTTTTTGTCATAAAACGTCAAGACATCACTATAAGGCTCGCCTTTGTATGTGGTTTGCGCCTTATATTTTCCTCGGCTCGCTTCATCTGCATACTTGATTCCACGAATACCAAGATCGTTTAATTTTTGTGTTGCTTCTAATTGTCCTGATGCTCTATTTCCAGTCATCATAGAACTACCAAGCATATTGTAAATTTCTTGACCAGTAGGGTTCATTTCTGGATCTGTTCTCAAATGCGGGGCGGCTTCAAGACTTTCAATAGTATCTTTGAAAGTCCATCTAGCTTCTGGATTAAACAGACCTGAACTCCTATGCGGAAGTTTTGCTAGTGCCTCTTTTACTTCTTTTGACTGCTCATAAAGCGGCTTATCCCAATCTAAGAACTTAGGCAGAATTTCGTCTGGTATGTCGCCTTTGTAGAGATAAGATTTTGATGACTCAAATATCTGTGTTGTTTCTGGGTAACGCTTTGTAATATCTAATATTTCTGCTTGTTTTACAGAGCCTTCTGGACGATTCAATGCTTTAAAAACTTCCATTTGTGCCGGCTTCGGCAGTTTATCTATTTCTCCGCTAAGTGCGGCGGCTCGTCCTCTGTTTGCCTGTGCGTAGGATTCTGCTACCGGCCTAGCTTCTGCTGTGTAACCAGCACCCACACCGTAAGCCTGTGCACCCTCGCCAGCACCAATTTTTGCTGGGTCAAACTGACGGAATAGATAGGGCGAGCCGTGGAAGGCGGTAATGCCAGCAGGAGCGAAACCTAGTGGCCCGCCCATAATCATGTCTGTAAGCCTTGCTAATGCTCGCTCGTCTGTAACCCGCAAAGGACGGTTAGGGTCGCCAAAAATTTGATTTTGCAGAGCAATAGCCTCTTGCCCGGATTGTCCTATTCTTTCTCCAGCGGCCAAGGCACGATCTCGCAACATCTTGCCAATGCCAGATAGCACTTGCCGGAAGTCCTGCGTATCCGGTGGCAGAGTGCCGTAGAACATTTCTCCGTAGTCATTCATGGCTTTTTAGTGAGAACGATTCTCATTGCGTCTATTGCCCTCGGGACTACCGAAAGCTGGTTGATGTCCAATCCTTCTTCCTGGGCCATTTTGACCCCGATGTCGGATAACTCGAACTCCATGCTTTGTAAGTAAAACCTGTCTTTCCATCCGACGTACCAACTCCAGTCTGTGTAATACAGCCAAGACTTCTCGTTGAACGCTCTTACATGGGTTGGGTCTTGCCACGCACCATACGATAAATCGTACGGTACATGGATATGGAACTCGCCCTCTTCGTGCAGGAGTTCCTTGCAGTTGGTCATTGCGGTTACAAGGTCTGGGATGTGTTCTAAGACGTCGTTGGCAATAATGACCTCGAACATTCCTGGTTCGACCAAGTGCTCGCCGTGTCTGGTAGAAATGCGCTCACCCCACGGAACCTTTGTAATGTCTAGCACCCAGTCCGGGTTCTTTGCGGGGTTGATGTCGGCGTTGATCGCGTCCCGCATCCAGTCTTTACCGCTACCGAGGTTAAGGATCATAGGTTGCCTACAAAGTTCAGCGCGGAGCGGATGACTTGGTGCATATCGTAATACTTATACTCCGCAAGTCTGCCGCCAAGCAAGACCCCTGACGCCTCTGCTTTGGCTTTGTATTGGGCGTACAAGGCATTATTTTGGGCGTCGTTGACCGGGTACATGGCTTCCCGCTCCGGCGTGTATTCCACCGGGGTTTCGTAGGTGATCCAGGTACTCGGGCTTTGGGTAAACTCAAAGTGCTTGTGCTCTACAATCCGGGTGTAGGGAATCTCAAACTCGGTGTAATTGACCACCGCCGAACCTTGGAAGTTTTCCTGCGGAAGGTGCTGGTGGTCGAACTCGACAGTCTTGTATTCCAAGACTCCGTACTCATAGTCAAACAGCCGGTCAATCGGGCCGGTGTAGATCACCTTGCCCTGACCATCCCAAAACGCCTTGTCAGCGAGGTAGTCGGTGTTAACCCGTACCTCTATGCCATCGAGTAACTTCTCAAATATCTGGGTGTAGCCGCCAACCGGAACCCCTTGATATTTATCGAAAAAGTAGTTGTTATCGTAGGTGAACCTTACCGGAAGCCTTCGG